GAATGCTGCAGAATTGCAATCATTGATCAATGGTAGAAAATAATGGCTGTAAAGACATATCTTGGTAATCCGAATCTTAAAGCAGCTGGCGTTGTACATCAATATACTAAAGAACAAGTCGAAGAATACATTAAATGTGCTGGAGATGTTGAGTATTTTGCTCGCAGTTACATTAAGATCGTCAATGTCGACTATGGTCTTATGCCGTTCAATATGTGGGACTTCCAAGCAAAGATGCTTAAGACGTTCCAGAATAATCGTTTCAGTATATGCAAACTTCCCCGTCAGGTCGGTAAGTCTACGACATCTATCGCATATATCCTGCATCTGGTTTTATTTACAGATCAGCAGAACGTAGCCATCCTCGCGAACAAGGGAGCGCTCGCGCGAGACTTGCTTGCTAAGTTGCAACTAGCCTACGAATATCTTCCCAAGTGGTTACAGCAGGGTGTTGTAACTTGGAACAAAGGTAACATCGAGCTAGAGAATGGTTCTAAAGTTCTTGCTGCTGCTACGTCATCAAGCGCCATTCGCGGCGGATCGTTCAATCTGATTTTCCTCGACGAGTTTGCGTTCGTGCAACGTAACCTTGCTGATGCGTTCTTCGCTTCTACCTATCCTACGATCTCGTCTGGTAAAACGACTAAGATCATTATCGTATCTACGCCAAATGGTATGAATCATTTCTTCAAGATGTGGACAGACGCCACTGAAGGTCGTAGCGAATATGTCCCAATCGAAATTATGTGGAACGATGTTCCTGGGCGCGATGAGGAATGGAAGAAACAAACTATCGCTAATACTAGCGAAGAACAGTTCCGTCAGGAATTTGAAACTGAGTTTATTGGTTCGTCGCATACTCTTATTCATCCGATGAAGCTTCGCGAAATGGCTTGGACTACTCCAAATAAAGATAAGTTTGGCTTAGATTATTATGAACTACCTGATCCTCGTAAGATATACATAGGAGTATTTGACGTTTCTGAGGGTGTTGGTGGGGATTATTCAGCATTATCAATATTTGATGTCACGCAACATCCCTATCGCCAGGTAGCTAAATATCGTAGCAAAGAAATCAGTCCACTAATGTTTCCAGACGTTATCTATCGATTTGCTCGATGGTATAATAATGCTTATGTGCTAGGCGAAACTAATAACATAGGTCAGCAAGTCGTCCAGTCTTTGTTTATGGATTTGGAATACGAAAATGTTATTGCAACATTCACTAAGAATAAAAGCATTAAAGTAGGTGGTGGCTTCAACACTCGTTCTGCTTTTGGTGTGCGTACAACAAAATCTGTAAAGAAAATTGGGTGTTCGAACTTAAAGACTATCATCGAATCTAATAAACTATTAATCACAGACTTTGATACTATCGAAGAACTGACTAATTTCGTAGAAGTCAAAGACACATATAGAGCCGAAGAAGGCGGGCACGACGACTTAGCTATGACCCTAGTTCTTTTTGGTTGGCTCGTTACTCAGTCATACTTCAAGGATTTAACTAATAGCGACATACGTCGTAATCTAGCTAATGAGACTATGAAAGATGTACACGACGATTTGCTACCAGTGGGATTTATAGACGACGGCGGAGCTACTCAATCAATGGAATCGTCAAATCAGGACGATTCTGGATTCACAGATACTGGTGCTTGGTAATAAAGCCGTGTTTTTATAAATAAAACGAGTAGGATTTAGGGCGCGAAGAAAATACTTCGTTTTTTTATAAAAGGAGATAAGTCCGATGGCTTTCCAAGTTTCTCCAGGTGTTAATGTAAGTGAGATCGATCTCACAGCAATTATCCCTGCTGTAAGTACGTCTACAGGCGCAATCGCTGGTCATTTTCGTTGGGGTCCCGTATTACAACGCGCACTCATCGACTCAGAAGACACACTAGCAAAACAGTTCTATGCGCCAAACGGCAATACTGCTTCTGACTTCTTCACAGCAGCAAACTTCTTAGCTTATGGCAATTCGTTGTATGTTGTGCGTGTTGTTAGAGCCAACACGAGTTCTACAGATACTGCTGCAGCACGAAACGCGACAACAAATGCTGCAAATACCAAGATCACGCTGATTCTCAACGAAACCGATCATGCTAATAAGTTTGACGACGGTATCGTAGGCGTCGGACCATTCGTCGCTAAGTATCCTGGCGAACTTGGAAATTCTTTGCGTATTTCAGTTTGTCCAACAGCAAACGCATTCGAAAGCACGATTTCCGGAACTCTAGCTTTCACTAACAACAGTGTTAGTGTCGTTGCTTCTAATACAGTCGCAGCTTCTAGGCTTGTTTCCGGCGACATCATCCTTTGCGGACCAGATAAGCAAATAATTAAAGTTTCTTCCGTTTCTGGTCCAACGATCACTTTGCAATCTAAGTATACTGGTAATTCAGCAACGACTACTTCAGCTACTCGTCGTTGGGAGTATTTCGATAATGTGCCATCTGCTCCAGGAACATCAACGAGCGTATCTCGTAATGGTGGAAGCAATGACGAAATGCACATTGTTGTTGTTGACGAGGACGGTCGTTTCTCTGGAACATCAGGAACGATATTAGAAGTATTTGCTGCTGTTTCTAAAGCTTCTGGAGCTGTTGACGAAGTCGGAAATAATATTTTCTTTAAGGATCAACTGAATAACGGTTCTCGTTATGTTTGGTTCGCTGCTCAACTTCCAGCACACACTTTTGGTGGCGCTTCTCATCTAAGAGCAGTTAATTTTGGTGCAGGAACTCAGCCAATATTATCCCTTTCGTTTACACAAGGTAGGGATGGTAATTCACCTCGCGCTGCTGATTACATAAACGGATACAATCTATTCAAATCAGCTGAAACTGTTGATGTGTCGATTCTTCTTGGATCAGACGCAAACGCAACACGCGCAATACATCTTATCAATAACATTGCAGAATATCGCAAAGATTGTGTTGTTGCGCTTTCGCCTCTGCGCTCTGATGTTGTTGATAATTCTGCTTATGCAGGATCAGAAGTAGATGACATCGTAGCTTTCCGCAATACACTGCCATCAACTTCGTATGCGATACTAGATACAGGTTGGAAGTATCAATACGATAAGTATAATGACGTATATCGTTATGTTCCTGGCAATGGTGATACAGCCGGCACGATGGTTCGCACCGACAACGAGCGCGATCCGTGGTTTTCTCCAGCTGGATTCAATCGTGGTCAAATTAAGAACGTAATCCGTATGGCTTACAATCCAAACAAGACCGATCGCGATCAGCTTTACAAGAGAGGTATCAACCCAATAGTAACATTCCCTGGCGAAGGTACTATATTGTTCGGTGATAAGACTCTCCTAACAAAGCCATCTGCGTTCGATAGAATCAACGTTCGTCGTTTGTTTATCGTTCTGGAAAAGGCTATTGCTACGGCTGCTAAGTACATGCTGTTCGAATTCAACGACGCATTTACTCGCGCTCAGTTCAGAGCTATGGTTGAGCCTTTCCTTCGTGACGTTCAGGGTCGTCGTGGTATCACAGACTTCCGCGTAGTTTGTGATGATTCAAACAATCCTGGCGAAATCATTGATCGCAATGAATTCGTTGGTGACATCTACATTAAGCCTGCTCGCTCGATTAACTTCATTCAGCTCAACTTCATTGCAGTTCGCACTGGTGTTGACTTCTCTGAAGTCGTCGGAAAGTTCTAATAGGCGGAATAAATACTTTAAACAATAGGGAGATTAAAAGAAATGCCCTTTAATGTGTCCACATTCGCCGCACAAGGACTTCCATATGGCGGAGCGCGAGCATCACTCTTTGAAGTGTTTATGACACTTCCTGGAGCGATTGCAGAGGCTGCAGCGGAATCACAATTCCGCTTTGTGTGTAAAGCAACAACGGTGCCCACAAGCACCGTTGGACAAATTGAAGTTCCATACTTCGGTCGCAAAGTTAAACTTGCTGGTAACAGAACATTCGAAAATTGGTCTGTTACTGTCATGAACGATGACGATTTTCTTGTACGAAATTCGTTTGAGAAGTGGAGTTCGTTTATCAATTCACACGAAAACAATCTTCGTAATCCTGGTGTTAACTCTGAAATTGGTTTGGGATCGTATCGCACTATTGCTACTGTTCGCCATTATGCTAAGACAAGCGTTCTTGGCGGAGGCGGTACTGTTGGTGATTCTGCTATTCCTACTCGTGAATATACATTCGTTAACATCTTCCCAATTAATGTATCGTCAATCGATCTGAACTGGGAAACAACTGATGCCATCGAAGAATTCACAGTAGAATTCGCATACGATTACTGGACGGTTGATGCCGACATCAACAATAAGGTGATCTTAGGTTAATCCGATCGCCTTCTTTGATATTTTTAAACTGAAGGAATATAAATGGCGATCGAATTATTTGGCTTCCGTATCGGGAAAGCAGATGACGTTGAAGAAAAACGTGCGGTAGAAGTACCCTCATTTGCTCCTCCTCCTAATACAGACGGCGCGATGGAAGTCGCGCCTGGAGGCGCATATGGTACATACGTTGATCTAGAAGGCACTTCTAAAAATGAATCTGAGCTTGTCACTCGATATCGTGAGATGTCACTTTATCCAGAGTGCGAAGCTGCTATCGACGATGTTGTGAATGAAGCTATTATCACAGACGATCACTCGGATCCGATATCAATCAATCTCGATGAAGTAAAACAACCTGATAGCGTCAAGAAGCGCATCAAGGAAGAGTTTGATGAAGTATTAAAGTTGCTCGACTTTTCTAATCTATCATACGAACTATTCCGTCGTTGGTATGTTGATGGTCGTTTGTTTTATCATATAATGATCGACACTAAAACTCCTCGCAACGGAATCCAAGAACTGCGTTATATTGATCCACGACGTATCCGCAAAGTTCGTCAGCCAATTAAACGCACACCCGTTGTAGGACAAAATTCCAAACTAATTGCTCCAGCATTCGAAGAATACTATCTGTTCAATCCCGCAGGCATGGCGTCGGGAACTATGACGCAGGGCGTTAAGATTTCGAAAGATGCTATCTGCTATGTGCATAGTGGATTGATGGATGCTCGCAATAGAATGGTACTATCATATCTGCATAAAGCGATTAAGCCTCTTAATCAGCTGCGCATGCTTGAAGACGCTGTAGTTATCTATCGTCTCGCGCGAGCGCCCGAGCGTCGTATTTTCTACATCGACGTAGGTAATCTACCAAAAGCAAAAGCTGAACAGTATGTTCGTGACATGATGGTTCGCCATAAGAATCGTCTTGTCTATGATGCTGATACTGGCGCAGTTAAAGATGCTCGTAAGTTCATGACGATGCTGGAAGATTATTGGCTTCCTCGTCGTGAAGGTGGACGCGGAACTGAAATCACCACACTTCCAGGCGGCGAAAATCTCGGACAAATGGAAGACGTAGAGTATTTCCGCAAGAAACTTTATAAGTCTCTGTCAGTTCCAGTATCTCGTCTTGAACCCGAAGGCTCATTTTCTATGGGTCGTCAGGGCGAAATTACTCGCGACGAAATCAAGTTCGCTAAGTTTACGGATAGACTTCGCGATAGATTTACACATCTATTCGATAACATTCTTGAGATTCAATTACTTCTTAAGGGAGTAATGACTCGCGAAGAATGGAAAGATATTAAGAACGATATTAAATTTGATTTTCAGCGCGATAATTATTATGCTGAGATCAAAGATCAAGAAATGATCAATCAGCGTTTAGCAACTCTTGGTATTGTTGACGCATATGTTGGCAAGTATTATTCGACCGAGTGGGTTCGCAAAAACGTTCTTCGTCAAACTGATGATGATATCAAAGAAATGGATAAGCAAATTGCTGCTGAGCCAGATCCGATGGAAAGTGATATGAATGCGCAGCAACAGCAAATGCAGCAGCAAATGGCTCAGAAAGATCAGGATGCTAAGAACACACAAAAAGAAAAATCTACTCCACAGAAATTAGAAATTAACGTCAAGCACGAAGTTCCTGGCGCGACTAAGCCTTCTGTGAAGAAGGAAGAGTTTATTCCTAAAGAACTTACCGAAGACGATAAGAAACTCATAGAAAGCATGACCAGAGCTATTGAGCGTGTGTCTAAAGAAGATATTGTCGAATTGGAAGAGTTTAGGGATGAACTCTAGATATGGATGGGCTAGAACAAGCTAAACTTCTTTCAATCGCCGCCAAATTTGCTAAGGCCGAAGCTGAAGAAGTGCGCAATGAAGTTATTCGAGAGTTTCATGAATACTTCACTAGCCCGACATACGAGTTAGAAAGAGCAAAACTCCTTTCTATCGCTTCCAAATTCGCAAAGTCTGAATCTAATCTAGTACGTGAAGAACTGATAAGCGTTCTTAAGGAACTAGAAGAAAAGGTAATTTCAGAAAATTTTATACCCGGTCCTCAAGGGGAACGTGGTCTCATAGGTCCAGAAGGTCCGCAAGGACTAATTGGTCCTATGGGTCCGCAAGGAGAAACAGGTCCTGTAGGTCCTATGGGTCTTGCGGGAAATCGAGGAGAAACAGGTGGCATTGGACCAGAAGGAAAACAAGGTGAACGAGGAAAACAAGGTGAAAAGGGAGCTCCTGGTGAACGAGGGCAGCGTGGAGAACGCGGCGAACGAGGGCCGTCAGGTATTGACGGAGCCAACGGAAGCAATGGCCGTGATGGAACAAAAGGCGAAGCAGGAGAAAGAGGTCCACAGGGCCTTCCTGGCCGAAATGGCGCAAACGGCAAAGACGGACCGGTAGGTGCGAAAGGCGAAAAAGGAGATAAGGGAGATCCTGGCTCCGAAGCTAATGTAGAACCATTAAAAAAAGAATTCGAATTATTTAAAGACGCAATCGACAAGAGAATGTCGAGACTTGCGTTTAACATTTCTACCGCTGGAGGGTCTTCTGCAGGCTCCGGCGAAGTACGCCTAAATAGATTAGACGATGTGGATTACGTTTCAGTAGACGCAGCCACTGAAGGTCAAGCGCTCGTTTGGGATAATACTCTTAAGAAGTGGAAAGCTGGTAATGCGGTTGGCGAATCTTCCGGTGATTTTTCTGCCGAAGCAATAGATTACGGAACAATTGTAGGAGCTGTTGATATAGAACTTAGTAGGGATTACGGAACGCTTTAATGCCAATTCAAGTAAAGTTTAGAAGAGGTACAGCTACTCAACACAATTCGTTCACGGGAGCGAACGGTGAGATTACGGTTGACACCACTAATAAGACTTTGCGTGTTCATGATAATTCTACTGTTGGCGGAATACGTCTAGCTAGATTCAGCGAGCTGTCAGCTGCTACAAATTTGCTAAATGTCACTACAGATATCGTACCTACAAGCAATATAGAATTCAGCTTAGGAACTCCAACCAAACGCTGGAAAGATCTCTATCTTT